TTGACAAGATCCCTCTGTCGCTTGCCAGTCTGGTGACTGACAAAGAGGGCTTTTGTCGCATCGTCAGTGCTAAACTCACCAGAGGTGAGTCCAGCACCAATACGTGGCAGGCTAAACGGGGTTCCCGTCCAGCCTGTCATGGCGATTGACTGAGGATCAGCGAACATAAGGCACTACCTTTACAGTTGATAAGCGACAGATCTTGTCGCTTTTGGAAAACTCGCTTAATTATGTTTTAATACGCGAGTTTGTTGCCGCCTAGGGTAAGTCCCAAAGCGGCGAGGATAGCCCATTGCCTATCGCTGAAAGCGTTAGGGTTTAGGCCGAATCCATAAGGGGTTGCCTTTCTCCGGAGCTTTTGGATAGTACCAAGAGTCTGGTAAAGCTGAACCGGCCTATTGCCACAAGTGGCACCGGTCAGAGTATAGATATCACTAATGACAGTTTCCTGCATTATATATCCATACTGCAAAATGAGCCCATCAGCTAGGAACGCCGATATGTTGCCAATTACGGCACCAAGGTCGACAATCCAGTCTAGGGCCCAACTCCAGGGCGTAAGGTTGTAGAGAACTTCCGGTGTTAACCGGGTCCCAAGCAACTTGTTTGCGAGCTGTTCATACCGTTTTGCGCGGGCAAGGAAATAATCACCTTGTTCCACGTAATAGGTAAAACTGCCCTCAAACCAAGTACGCTTGGTGACAATAGTCTCTTTTACCCTCCGTCCCTTCGTCGTCATCGTTGAGTTCAGCGTGATAGGCGCAGGGTACTGATCGCCCTCATCTGTAATCGTAGTAGACGACTGCAATGGGAATTCTAGGGACCGATGAATCTTTTGGCCCGAATTACGTACATACTCTTCAATCAGTTTCTGACTGTGTTTTAGAGCATGACACGTTTTCCAAATATCACTTAGGAGAGGTTTCCACCCAAATTCGACATTCAAGTACTCATTGCCCGCATCGCGGGCACGTTTTGTACGTTGGTGCCAAGTTTCGAGTGTAGGAGCGAGCGGCAAGCCGTCTCGCTTCAACTCTCCAAGTGCATTTGCTAGATTCGCTACAGGATTTGTGGGGGTGCAAGCTCTTATAGCATAAGTCCCTAAGACATTAACTTCTGTCTCATTAATAGGATCTATGCTTGGGAACAAGTTCCCCGCTATTCCCGCCTGATCGTCATGTTTGGCGAACAAGCGGCCCGTATAGTTATATCGCAAGATATTTCCATTAGGGCGCTGATAAGTTGCCAACCCACCACCGAATTGATCTTCCCCAGTTTGGGGAGATTCGGTAATGGTATTGTTGGAACTGATCGGGACTCCAAACCTGGAGTAGGAATAGAAATTCCTTTTCGTAGTAAAAGGATTACCACGATCGAAATTTCGGAGTCCAGAATCCGCTGAGATATACTTGCCGTAGTTACGGAAATATATCCACATTGGATTTATATAGGAATCCGTTGCCTGTAGCCCGATGAGAGACGACTTACCCTTAGTCGGAGTTCCGATGATCCATCCGGATCCGAAATTCACGTCAAGGGAAGTCAAATAAGGACAGTCTATGAAGTATAGATGCCTTCTCTTCATCGTCATTGTGAGTTCCTTATGTATCGTTAGTAGTGAACCATCTACTGCTCGTTGTTCAATCAGCGGATAGTTAGAGACAAGCATACCTCAGGTTATGAGGA